GGGGTGGGTTCGTTGGAGGGCGGTCAGGATCCCGAGGATGGTGTATAGCCGGGTCTTGCCGTCTGTGGCCCGGCCGACTGATTGGAGGTGTCCGCGTTCGACCCATTTCCAGAGTTGTGGCCTGGTGATGTGGATGCCCCATGCCTCGAACTGCTGGCAGATCTCCGCGCCGGTCATAGGCGCTGGGAAGGCGATGTGAATGCGGCGGGCGGCTTCCATCCTGTCCACGACGGGTTCGTCTGGGCCGTCGAGGATGTTGTATGCCTGGGCCACCAGTGATGCCACGGTCTTGTAGGTGGCTCCGGCTTGTGGGTCGTGGTGTGCGACGTCGGAGGCGCGGGTGGGAAGGCTTTGCATCTCTACCCAAATGGCCCAGGCGTGGAGGTTGAGTGGCGGTCGTGAGCCTGGGGTGCCGCTTCCGCCGCCCGTGTTGCCTCGTGGTGTGCTGGTGGCGAGTTCGAGTGGTGCGAGTGCTTGCAGGTATTCGGGCACCTGGTCGAGCATGTCTTGCAGCTTGACGATGTGAGATGAGCAGAGGAACGAGCCTTCTCCGACTGGGATCTCGCATCCGTAGCGTCTGCACAGGTTGTGTTCCATGGGGGTGATCATCGGGTCTCCTTGGGGTCTTTGGGGTCGGGGCCGTTGATGGCGGTGTGGGCGAGGAGTCGGTAGCGGTCTTGGGTGCTAGTGGTGTCGGTGTGGAAGGTGCGGGCTGGGGTGGATGTGTAGCCGTGGGTGTGGTCGGCTTCCCAGAGGTCAGCGGCAATGTCTTCGACGGTGGGGGTGTCGTCTGGGCCGGGTTCGTCTGGGTCGGTGGTGGTGGGGTCTGGTGTGGGTTTGGCGGCGGCCATGATGGCTGCGGCGATGTTGTCGAGGCCTTGTCGGATGATGCGGGCAGAGTCTTGGTTGTCGGTCATGACCGGTCCTTGGTGGGGTGGGTGTCCTCGTAGGCGGTTTGGTGGGTGGCGGTCTGGATTTTGTTCCAGGCGGTGGTGATGGTCTTGGATTGCCGGACGCCGTGGCCGAGGTTTGGTGCGGGGTGACGGAGAACTGCTTGCGCCTCGGCCTTGGTGAGGGTGATGGTGACGTTCATGGTTGGTCTCCTGTGTCGGGTGTGATGGCCCAGATGGTGATGCCTGGGGTGTGTGAGTAGCGTTTGGTGGTTTGCCAGGTGGTGATGCGTGAGTCGTCGGTGATGAGCCCGGATTGTGTGAGTGCGTCTCCGAGGGCGCGTTGGAGTTTGTCGAGGTCCGGCTTCACGCCTGGGAGCGGGTATTTTGGGCGCTTCGGTTGGGGCATGTGGAAGGTGACGTTGACGCGGATGGGTTCGTCGTAGGGTTCGAGTCCGTCCCAGCGTTGACGGAGGATGACCACGCACTTGTCGCGCCAGGGTTTGAGGTTCCGGTTGGCCTCGTACATGTGACCGCGCCGAGTGACTGACTTCGATCCCTGGGGGATGGGCGTGCCGTCAATGCGGATCGGGAAGACGGATCTCATAGGGTGCCTGTCTCTGGGTATGAAGAAGCCCCGGTCGTGTTGGCCGGGGCTTGGTTTTCGAGGTATGCGGTTTCGATCTGTTCGAGAACGTCAGGGAGGACGTCTCTGAGGGGTACGGGGTCTGGCATGTCAGGGCTCTCTGATGGTCGAGTAGTGGCCCCAGAACGCGAGATCGGTTTTCCCGGTTTTGCCTCTGCGGTTTTTCGCGACGCCGAAGGAGATCTCGCCTTCGTTGGGTCCGGGGTAGACGCGGTGGAGGAGGATGACGACGTCTGCGTCTTGTTCGATGGCGCCGGATTCGCGGAGGTCGGAGATCATGGGGCGTTGGTCTTCGCGTTGGGTGGATCCTCGGTTGAGCTGGGAGAGGAGGATGACGGGGACTTGGTGCTCCATGGCGAGGATTTTGAGTTCGCGGGACATGGCGGCGACGTATTCGTGTCGTGGGCGTTTGTCGCCTGGTGGCGGGTTGAGGAGTTGGAGGTAGTCCACGACGATGCCCGCCAACGGCCTCCTGCGGCCCACTGAGCGCACGAAACGCTTGATGTCGGTGATAGTGGCACCGGCGTTGTCTAAGACCGCGAGAGGGCGTCCTGGTTGCTCACGGACCCATTCCCCGATCCGGACCCACTGGTCGTCATGGATGTTCCGGTTCACGAGGTTGCCCATGTTGATCTTCAGCTCCGAGGAGATGAGTCGCTGGTTGAGGTCGTCACGGGACATTTCGAGGCTGATGAACGCCACGGACCCGTGGTGGAGCATCGCCTGAGCACACTGCATGCCGACCACGGACTTCCCAACTCCTGGCCTCGCGCCGATGACGTACACGGCTCCGGGCATGAAGCCGGTGATGATCTCGTTGAGTGAGGGCCAGGGTGTGGGGATCGCGTTGATGGGCGCGTCCAGGGCGTCAATGGTCTCTTCGATGGTGTCGCCAATGAACGTGACTGGTTGTTGGCGGGCGGTGGATTGAGCTCGGTCAACCTCCTTCCGGGCGGCCTCCACGATTTCGGGCATATCGCCGCCGGTGTTGACCATTTCGGTGATCCTCGCGGCAGCGTTGGTGAGTCGTCTCCCGGTGGCTGCGTCGGCGACGATCCCGGCGTAGTAGTCCGCGTTCGCCTCCGTGGGCGTGTTGGCAACGGCTTGGTGCAGGAGCGTGGGGTCGAAGCGTTCACCGGCGGCCTGCATCTCACCCATGACGGTGACAACGTCTACGGGCTTCCCGGCGGTGTGCATGTTCTGCGCGGTGCGGTGAATGGTCTCGTAGACGGGATGGCGGTAGTCGGCGGGGTTGAAGTCGAGATCCTTGAGGATGGAGCCGTTGGAGAGGAGGACGGCGCCGAGGAGGGATTGTTCGGCGTAGTCGAGGTCTACGGCCATGGTGGTGTCCTTTCTCAGTCCCAGATGGATGACTGTTGGGCGGGTTGTGGTTTGGCTTTGCGGAGCCAGGTGGAGAAGGCGGCGTTCCATGAGGCGCATCTTCTGTCGTGGGTTTCAGCGTGGCCTTTAAATGATGTTGCTTCTGCTTCGAGGTTCAGGTGGTTTTTGTTGGCGTAGTCCCAGTGGGCTTTAGTTGGTGCCCATGTATTTGGGATTGGTATTGATGGCTTCCGCCGTGGCGTCGCGTCGCCTGCCTGGTCCTCGTTGGCGGTGGGAGGGTTTTCGCTGGGAGTGGGGGGACGACACTCTTCGTTAGAAGAGTGTGTAGCTGTAGCAGTAGCTGTGTGTAGGGGGAAGGCTTGGGGGAAGGCTTGGGGTAAAGCTTCCCCCAAGCCTTGGGGGAAGGCTTGGGGGTAACCGGCTGTCAGCAGGTCATCCATGTCGTCGCCGTCGAGCTTCAACAATGACCTGACGCGCTCCTGTTTGAAGCCTGCCCAGTCGGGGTATTCGGAGAATAGTCTGCGCAACTCATGGACGATTACTTTCTGAATTCCGGTCGATGCAATCGCGGCGAAGTCATTAGCCATCGACACGGCAACTTTGGGGTTCTTCAGTAGCCCGTCGTGGCGGAGGAATGACCTGAGGACCACCTCGTCGGTGTCGGGGTCCACGAAGATGAACCGTGCGGCTTGCAGGTTGGCTCCTGCAGTGTTGATGGCGTCCTGGTCGATCCCTGCCGCCATGAATGCCAGACGCTTCGGGATCCAGTTCGTGACCCCGGCGTAGGAGAGGCTGGGGTGGGTGAGTAGTAGCTCGTACAGCCATTGCTCAATCGGCCCCAGCTTGCGCCAGTCCTGAGACGCCCAGATCGCCGTCTGAATGTTCGCTCTGTCGCGAGGCACGGGTCCTCCTTTCGGGTATGAAAAAGGCCCCTCGTGGGGGCCTCGTTGGTGGGTGGGTGGCGTTGTTGCCATGTCTCGTAGAGGTCTGGGTCGTGGTGGATGACCCATTGGGCGAGGTCGGCGTCGTTGCGTCTGAGGTCGTCGATCTGGCGTTGAAGGGATCTGGTGCCGTATGCCTGGATGATGAGTCCGATGGCGAGCATGGCGTTGCACAGGGATTGGATGAGGTCACTCATCCCGCCCCCTGATGGTCACGGTGTCGGTGGGGTCTAGGACGCGTCCGTGTTCGCGTTCCTGGTTGCCGTTGTGCATGGTGATGATCGTCTGGCCGGGGTCATGCTGGATATGGACGATCACCCAGCAGGCCCCGTTGTCCTCGACGTAGAGCCGCCCAATGTCGGAGCCTGACAGGCTGCGTGCTTCCCGTGTGACGCCGGTGTGCTCAGTCAAGGCCTGCCACCTTCCTAGCGTGGTCGCGTGTCTCTGGTGCGAGTGCGTACCTGCTGGTCGGTTTGGTGTCCTGCACGCGTTTGATCCAGCGGTCGAGGATGCGGGTGGCTTCATGTAGGCCTTCGTCGCGCTCAGAGTGGGCGTTGGCGCCGGACACCTGCGCCTCCACGTCCTCACGCGCCCACTCGAGGGCCTGGCGTGCGGTGATCGGTACGTAAGTCAAAACAGCATTCCTTCCGGTGTCGGTTCGGTGGACCCTTGTGGCCCGTAGTCGGTGGCGTCGAGGTCCCATGTCGTGCCGGTTCGGGTGTCGGTGATGACGTCGTGGTGGCAGTGACGGCAACGGGCTGCGGTGAGGTCGATGACGGGCCACGCTGGCACGTCGATGGTCTTCGTGTACTGGTGGCCGGACTTGGTGGTCTTGATCCGGTCCACTGGGAATGTCGCGCCGGGTTCTGGTTGGCGTAGGCCGAAGCACGTGAGCGGCTCGTCCACGACGCCGCAGTGGTCGCAGGCGAGCTGATCGGCGGGGGCGTGGAACGGGAGCGTGCTGCGTGAGTCCGCCCACTCGTGCCAATCGACCTTCACGCCGTCCCAGTAAGGTGGCAGGTCAGCCATGCGCGGGAGCGCTACCAGGCTCATGCTTGTAGTCCTTTCCGGATGATGGGCCGCATGCCTGGTGTGCGGCGGATGCGTCCCGTGTGGTCGGTGTAGTAGCGGTGGCCGTCCAGCTCTGCGAGGAGGCCCGCAACGTCATCGCTGATGACGAGTGAGCCGTCTGGCAGCTCGGCGGAGAACGGCTGATTGTCGTCAGCCATGTCCGCCCACTCGCACCAGTCGAGGATGTATTGGCGCAGGCGAGGGAGCTTCCGACGTCGTTCGCGTCCGTGCATCACGCCTCACCACCGCCCAGGTAGGCGGTGAGTCCCCTGATGAAGTCGCGGCGTGCGTCCTCCCGCTCTGGCTCCGTTGCGTCGTGCCACTGCCAGTAGCCGTTGGTCTCATACTGCGTCTGAGCCGCCCGCTCCACGTCCTCATCCGTGGGGTTGCGGAGGACGGCGAGGTTGATGGATGCGGTTCCGTCCCATGCGGTGATGACTTCGCAGCCTTGTGCGTCCACGATTGCCCCGGCCTGGTTCTTGGCCCACGGGCCGGGGTGCCCACACTCGGAGACGTTGAGCATGGCCTGGAGTTCGTCGGTGGTCGAGAGGCTCATTGGGTTCTCCTTATTTCCAGTTGGGTTCGCGTTCGTGGGGGCATTGTTCGGGGGTCTTGTGCCACCCGCACGCGCATTCGTATGCGTCGGTTTCGTCGTCGGCGGCCTCATCCAGCCACCGCTCGTACCCGCCTTGTGACGGGGCAATGTAGACGCTCATGCTGCTCTCCCGAGTGAGGTTACCCTCGTTTCGTGGACACCTGATGAAGCGGGTTTCCCGCTGAGAGGATGTCCTTGTGGCACAGAAGAAGACACGCAAGACGTACACGGCGCAGTACCGGGCTGAAGCGGCTGGGCTGGTGATCGAGGCGGGCCGACCGATCGCTGAGGTCGCCCGCGAGCTCGGGCTCGGCGCCCAGTTGCTGGGGCGGTGGGTGGCTCATGAACGTGAGAAGGCTGATGAGGCCAGGACCGAGTTGGATGTGGACGAGAAAGCCGAGTTGAAGCGGCTGCGGAAAGAAAACCTGGAACTGAAGAAGGATAATGAGTTCCTGGGAAAAGCAGCAGCCTTCTTCGCTGCGAAGCGTCAGTCATCGAGAAGTACGAGCTGATCGCATTGGAGAAGGCGAATTTCACGGTCGTGCGCATGGCCCGGCTGCTTCAGGTGTCCAAGTCAGGGTTCTACGCCTGGCGTGCTCGCCGTGCTGCCGGCCCCACCGAGACCCACCAGCGTCGGGCTGCCCTGGACGCCCAGGTTCGCGCCGAGCACGCGGCTTCAGATGAGACTTACGGGGCACCACGCCTGGCGCATGAATTGGCGCGGAAGGGCACCAAGGTGGATAAGAAGACGGTGGCCAGGTCCATGTCCCGTCAGGGCCTGGAAGGGATCTCCCCGCGCACGTTCACTCCGGCGACCACGATCGCCGGGGAAAGTGCCCACCGGATTCCGGACCGGGTGGAACGCACGTGGGATCAGGGCGGGTTGAACAAGGTCTGGATCTCGGACATCACCTATCTGCGCACCGGGGAAGGCTGGTTGTACCTGGCCGCGGTCACCGACGCTTACTCCCGCCGGGTGCTGGGCTGGGCGATGGACTCACATATGGAGACTGGATTAGTCACCAAGGCGTTGAGGATGGCGTACACATTGCGTGGCGACCTACCTGAGGGGTTAGTTTTTCACGCTGATCGTGGCACCCAGTACACCTCAGATGAGATGTGGCAGACCTGCCAGGAACTCGGTATCGACCAGTCCATGGGACGCACTGGGGTGTGCTGGGACAACGCGATGGCGGAATCCTTGTGGGGCACGTTGAAGTGCGAGTTCTATGACCGCAGGTCGTTCCTGACCCGGGCTGAGGCCAAGCGGGCCGTGGCGACCTGGATCGAGGCCCGCTACAACCGGGTCCGCCTGCACTCCTCCATTGGGTACGTCCCTCCCGTGGAGTTCGAATACAACCTGCTGACCATCGCCGACCAGGCCGAAGCAGCTTAAATAACTGTCCACGACTTGCGGGCAACCTCACGAGTAGTGCGAGGCGGGTTGCTCGACGTGCGTTTCTGGCGATGCGTGCGCGGCGCTCGGCGATGTACTGGTCCAGTGCTGGGTCCTGCACAGGCTTGGTGCGGCGACCATTACGGATGAATCGGTTCCTGCATGCGGAGCAGAGGCCGTGTCCGACGTGTGGTGTGGTGTCGGGGTATGTGGTGGCTGGTGCACCTGCGGGGCGTAAGGGTCGTCCGCAGTCGGTGCAGGGCGTGTACGGGGTGATAGCCATCAGGCGTCATCCTTGTCTTCGGTGGGGGTGAGGTCGTCCAGGGTTTTGAGTTGGTGGCAGTTGCATTTCCTCTGACGACTGCATGTTCCGAAGGGGTTCCAGCAGCACCCGCGTTTGCAGGGTGCGTAGGTTGATGGGGCGCTCATGCGGCTGCCTCTACGCCGAAGTGGTGTTCCAGCAGCGTCGGGTTGAAGCCGCTCCACGAGACATCGCCGGTTGAGGTTTGCGTGTAAACGACGGGGGACTGCTGATGCCCCATCGCTTTCACGGCCTCGTACGCGTCGAGGTTCTGAGTAACGTCGATGGTGTCGTATTCGATGCCGCGTCGGTCGAGCCATCTCTTGGTGGCGCGGCAGGGTTGGCAGTTGGGTTGCGTGTACACGGTGACGGGCTTGTTGGTCATACGGTTTGTTCCTTTCTGGTACACGTGAGGCCGCCTCATTGCTGAGACGGCCCCACGTTCGATATGGGTGTTTGGTGTCCTAGAAGGGCGGTTCCGCGGGCTGTCCACCCCAGCCGCCATTCGACGGCTGCTGAGGCTGCTGAACAGCCTGCCCGTTGTAGGTCTGCTGGAATCCCTGCGCAGGCTGGAACTGGCCTCCCTGCGGTTGCTGGGGCTGGCCGAAGCTGCCCTGATTGCCGCCGTTGTTGTTCTGCTTCGGCGGCCACACCTTCACCGCGTCCGCCGTCACCGCCAGTCCGGTGCCCTTGGTGCCGTCCTTGCGATCGAACTCTTCCGCGTAGAATTCGCCCCAGACCGTCACGCGGGAACCCTTGCTGATCTTTTCCGCCAGGTACTGCGCGTAGTCGCCCCAGACGGTCACCCGGAGCCACTGCTCCTTCACCGTCTCCCAGTTACCCTGCGCGTCCTTCTTCGACTTCGAGTCGCACATGCTGAAGTTCATGACCGGGTGGCCCGACTGCGTGAAGTTCACGGTCGCGTCACCACCCAGATTGCCGGTCGCTTCGATGCGTGCCACGTCAGTTCTCCTCTTCGATGATGTTGTCCTGGATCTCACCGGTGGTGGTGTCAACGTTCGGTGGTGCGGGTTCGGCGGCGACGTCACGGACGGCGCGTAGTTGCTCGCGGATGTATTCGGGGCTGGTTGGTACCCATTTGGCGAGCTGGTGCACGGCCGACTTCAGCCACATCGCTTCCTCGTGCTTCACCCAGGGCGAGTATTCGGAGGATGAGCCCTGGGCTGAGCCCTTGACCTTGTTGATCGCATCCCGGTTCATCACGACGACCTTGGAGGTGCCGCCGGTTTTCATGGAAGCGAATGCGTACACGAGGCGGAGGCCACCACGGTCCTTGTCCCAGTCGATGACGTGGTTGGGGCGCTCATCTCGGCCGGGCTGGTAGTCGAACACATCGTGTTCGCGTACCACCTCGGCGGTGACGGAGTTGATGGCACCGGCCCGGTACATGAGTTCGATCTCCCCCTGGTAGCCGGTGATCCCCAGGATCTCCAGGCGGCCCTTCTGCTTGCGGGGGGTGAGGTAGAACTGCTCTGTGCCTGGTTCCAGGCCGAGGCGGGCGGCCTCGAGGAGGGCCTGCATGAACGCACCGGGGTTGTTGGTGGCTGCCTCTTCGAGCTTCGTGAGGCCGTTCGACCCACGCTCACCCTTCTTCAGGGCTCCCTGCGCGACTCTCACCCACGTCTCGGGTTTGATGTGGGAGGGGAGGACCATCGCGAAGTCGCCACGGTATTGGGAGACCATGTTCGTGGGCGTGTTCTGGGTCTGCTGTACTGCTGAGCCGATGCTCATTTGCTGCTCTCTTTCTTGGGTCTGACGGCGACCACGAAAGGGGTGGCCCCGTTACGTCCGGCCTGTCTTCGTGCGATGCGGTGACCGTCGTAGACGGCGTATTGGGCGGTGCCCATGTAGTCGGCCAGTTCGCTCTTGACCTTCTGGTGTCCTGCCGTGGAGTCGTCGAGGAAGGCCTTGGTGACTTGGAACTCGTGGGCGAGGTTCGCGGGGATCTCGATGCTTTCCCCGTCGATGTCTGGGTGCATCTCGCGCACCACCTGGTAGGTGCTGGTGGCCCCGTCGATGGGTGGAGGCGTCCCCGATTCCAACGACGCCTGGAACTCCTCGACTGCCTGGATGATCAGCGGTACATCCGCTTTCACGTCATCCCAGTCCACGACGTAGAGACGGAACTCGAACGGGAGGCCGAACAGTACGGGCACGTACACGCGTCGGAAGCCGCACACGATCATCTGCCATGCGACCTGCGCGAGGTAGTACGGCGGAATGTCCGCTGTACCTTCCTCACCCCACTCGTCCATGTACGCTTGCGACTTCGCCTCCACGCCGACCGCTACGTCGCCGTCCATGTAGAGGGCGTCTGGCGTTGCGACCCAGTCGGGATGCTCCTTCGTGCCCTTGAACGTGGCGGATGGCATGAGGGTGACACCCTGCTGGTCTGCGAACCACGCGAGGATGGCCGCTTCTACGTACTGGCCACGCACGGTGGCACCGTTGCCTTCCTTCTTGCCGACATCGCCGTGCATTCGATGCCACAGACTGAAGGGCGACTCCCACGGGCTGATACCCAAGATCGCTGGAACCTTCGACGCCGAGACGACCTTCAACCACTCCTCTGAACCAGGCTGCAAAGTGACACTCATGGCTGGTTCCTTCGTGTTGTGGTGTGGGTGTCTGCAATGGCGGCGGCCCCGATGGTGAGCATCAGGAGCCAGGTGCCGTCGATGAGTGGGCCGGTCAGCAGGGAGACGACCCCGGCGACCAGGACGGCAGGCAGCCACAGGTAGCGCTGGCGGCGGGCGAGGGGGGTCATGCTGCTACCGCCTCTCGCATGACGTTGTTGCACGCGGTCTCACCAGTCGGATCAGACCATCCGATGATGCGGACCAGCGCGGGGTCGAACGTGCCGCGCTTGAACTTGTCCGCCAACTTGTCCGCACGTGCCTTGGAGAGCGGCTGACCGGCATCGGCGGCGAGGATCATCAGGTGGTCGCGAATGTCAGCTTTACGGGCCGTCGTGTCGCATTGAATCAGGTACATGACAGTTTTCTCCCAGGGGAAAGCCAAGCCGCGAACGGCAAGGCGGGGGGTGTTGGGTGGGGGTGCCTGGCTTAGTAGCAGGCAATGAGAGCAGCAGCGAGACGGGACGCCTGCTCGTGGTCCAGTTCGATGTCCGGCCGGTACATGCTCAGCGTCAGGTAGTCGCCGTGGTGGTACACGGTCCCGACCGGGTTATCGTCGCCAGGCTGGAAAATCTCAGTCTCAACCGGACGATCAGCCAGGATGGGAGGGGTTTTCGGGGTGGTCATGGGGTCACGCATCCGGGAGGGTGTCATACCAGGTGGACATGTTCTCGTGAGAAATGCTGAGTGACTTGCCGACTCTCTTCGCAGCCAGGTCCGCAGTCCGGATCGCGTTGCGGATCTGCCAGGGCGACACCGAGAACTCCTCAGCAGCCTCATCAACCGTGTACGCCGTCTTGCTCATGATGCACGCTCCTGGATCTCATCGATCTTGGCTTGGAGCTTGTCGATACGCTTCCGGTCCCGCTCGATGCGACGTCGGAGGTTAGCATCCGCGACGGTTTCCCATGTGGGTGTGCATTCCACGAGTTCCGCGTCACCACCCCATGACCTGACAGCCTTGACGCGATCGCTAGCCGACGTCCGGGAACGCCAGACCTTACGCTGAGAGGGGAGGAAGAACTCACGCTCTTCGCCGTAGACCTCCATGCAGAACTCTTTCCACCGATCCCAGTCGATGACGGCGGGGTCTGGGTATCTCGTGACCCGGTACGCGTAGAGGGTGCCGGGGAGTTCGTTCACGATGTCATGGCTGCCATCTTCGAAGTAGTCCTGCTCGAATTGGTCGATGATGCTCATGCTGGGATCTCCTTGATGACGTGAAGGGTGTGTTTTGCGCGGGGGAGGCCGAGTCGTTCGAGCTTTGCGACGAGGTCGGTCTCTGGTGTGCCGGGTCTGACGAGCGTGTTGTAGTGGCGGTCGCCGGTCCGGTCGATGTACGGGTCCAGGTAGAAGTAGTCCTTGCCGGTGGCGGTTGGGTGCCGATGCTGTTTGCCGGGCTTCTTCATGTCGCCGTTCTTGTCGAGGCGCTTGTTGCGCTGATCGATCAGCAGGCCCTTGGAATAGAGGAGGTCGTTGAACTGGCGTTCCGGGACATCCGGGAAGTAGTGCTTGTGGAACTCACGGACTGAGAAGCCGCTGCCGTGCTCGATGGTGTCGAGGCGGGTCTCTGAGACGGTTGCTCGCTGTTCCATCTGGTTGGCCTTCTCTTCGGCCATGGCTCGTGCGGCTCGTTCTTCTTTGATGGTGGTGAGTGCCTGGATCAGGGTGTCGGGGTCGGCTAGCATCTTTTCGACCGCGTCCGGGGTGGCGTAGACGCCGTGTTTGCGGATCGATGGGATGACTTCTCCGGTGACCCAGTAGCGGAAGGGGAGGGCTCCTTCTGCGTTGGATCGGAAGACTGCGTCGTAGAGTCCGGATTCGTTGATGACGGTCATTTGCTGGTCTCCGGAGGGGGTACGCACTTTTGCGTACCCCTTGTCTGAGTCGCGGAGACGGCGGGTCATGTCGGACGCCATCCGGTAGGCAAGGACCCGAGCAACATCGGAGGCGACGAACCAGACTTCTTCGCCCTTGATGACGGTGCGGACTTGTTGGCCCTGGTAGTCGAAGAGGTTGAGGTCGTTCATGCTGCACCTCCGGCGATGCTGCGCAGGTTGGTGGTGTCCTCGACGGCGGGGTCCGTGTAGCTGACGTAGAGGGTGCCGTCGACATAGCGGGCTTCGAAGCCTGGCCAGTTGCGGAAGGCTGCGAGTTTCCCGTGACGGATCTCGGATGGGACGGCTTTGAGGCGTGCCTCGGAGATCCCTTCGATACGGACGGGCACCCAGAGTCCTTCGTGTTGGAGGCAGCGGGCGCCGATGGTCATCCAGTGCTGGGCGGGCTCGTACTGGCGCTGTGCCGGTTCGGGCAGTTCCGCTGTGGGCTGGTCGAAGGTGAGGGTAAACTTGGACATGGATTCCACTCCTTGTTAGTGGGGTTCGGTGCCCTCAGCCGCTGCTTCGGCTGGGGGCTTTTCTTGTGTGTGGGTCAGGCTGGGATGGCTCTGCGTTGACGACTGAGGCGATTACCAGTTGTCACGATGAGCGCGTCAACACGCTCTTCGTTGAACTTGTCGAAGAGTTCGCGAGGGCGACGGTTGAGCCACCGGGAGAGGGTGGCTCCCAGGTCCTCTGAGATGTTGGTGAGCTTGCCTGTTTCCAGGGCGCTAATGGTCGCCTGTGAACATTTGGCGAGGGTCGCGAGCTGGCGTTGGTTCATGTGGAGTTCGTCTACGCGGATCTCTCTCAGCAGCTCGGGGTCTCTGACCTGCATGTACACCTCCTGTCTGATGCGTTGCTTGGGGCGGGTCCAGCTCTTGCGGTGTGCTTGAGGCTTGGTGCCGCCGTATGTGTAGACCATCTTGCTCTCTTTTCTCTCCGATGACAACTGGTAGGAACACCATACACCATCTAGTTGTCAAAGCAACAGGGACGGATACCAGGCGGCAGTAGGGCTGTAGGGTTTCTAGTTGTATTGAGACTTGTCACCGAGGCTGTGACAACTAGGACCACTAGCCCAAGGATTTAGGCCATGAGCACGAGCCAAGCCGAGACGCTGCGAGACATCGCACAACTGGCCTCTGACCGCCATAACGGCGCAGGAGGTCGGGAGATGCAACGCATTGCCGAGGCCGCTGACTACTCAATGGCCTACACAACCTTCAACAAATTCCTCAACGGCACCTATGCAGCACGCCCGTCAAGGAAGACGTTGGACGCCCTTGCCTACTTGGCCGGTGTACCAGCCGAGCGCGTCTACGACGCCGCAGGCAGGGACTACCCGACCGCGAAGGTTGCAGACATGCTTCCTCCGGACGTGGACAGCCTGACCATTGATCAACGCAACGTCCTTGTGGACGTGGCTCGTGCCTTCCTGAAGACGAACAAGGAACTGGAAGGCCTACGTGATGACCTCAAACAAGCTGATCTTCGTGATGCTCTACAAGTTGCTGACGAAGTCTTGCGACCTGATTTTGGCCAGCAGGAGGCGGTGGAGGACGATCCTAGCGCTGGACAGAAGAGTGAGCCGGACTTCCTGAGTATGGCCGCGATGACCGATGAACAGATCACCCGGGAGAACGAAGCCCAAGAGCAAGAATGGGCGGACCGGGGAGAAGAGAATCAGGAAGTCCCCGACGAGGACTAACTGTCACACCCTCACGCTACGGTCGCTATGTGTTGAATCCGTGGCGTCTTGTTCGCGAGCGTGGGCAGATCGTGGTGCACCACGTGATCCTTCCTCGCGGGATGCAGGGTGCCACGGCGGGGGATGACATCTACCTGGACAGGCGGCTCACGCAACGGCAGCGTAGGTGCACTCTGATGCACGAGTTGATCCATTGGGAGCATGACCATGAGGGGCATCAGCCGCCTGCTGTGGAGGCTTTCGTGGACCGTTTGGCGGCCATCGCCTTGATCGACCTTCCTGACCTCCGCGATGCCCTGCTGTGGGCGAAGAACCTGTGGGAGGCCGCGGATCACCTATTCGTGACAGAACGGATCCTGACAGTCCGAGTAGATAACCTCACGGACATGGAACGGACCTTCCTGAACCCAGCCACATAACCGGCTCTTCACAGTTGAGGGTGTAGGAGTTGGTTTCTGAATCCTCCGGTTTCTAGGAGTGAGCGGGCGATGTAGTGGGCGAGGGATCGGAAGCCGAGGGCGATGCCGCGTAGGTGTTCGATCCTGCCGTTGATGGCTTCGGTGGGGCCGTTGGAGGTTCGGGGATGGTCGAAGTACGCGGCGATGTCCTCGGCGCGCTTGGTGATGGTTCTGGCCAGGGTCCGTAGTTCCCTGAGTCCGTCGGGGATGCTGGTCTTGAGTCGTTCCAGCAGCCGGGTGAGTGCGGTCTTCGCCTTCTCGGGGGTCGGCTGGTGATAGATCGATCTGAGTTGCTGGTAGGCCTCCCACGTGATGCGCAGGGCCAGGAAACGCTCATCAGCGAGGACCTCATGAACACGCCGGGATTGCTTGTCGGTGAGAAGATCCACGCCCTTGAGGAGCAGCTTACGAATCCGGAAGAGGGGTTCCCCGGCTCGGCCTCGGTGTCCGAAGACTTGTTGTTGGAGGCGTTGCCGGCACTTGGTGACAGCATCAGCACCGAGCTTGACCACGTGGAAGGGGTCGAGGACTTCCACGGCGTCGGGCAGTTGTTGGACGGCGGCGGTTTTGAACCCGGTGAACCCGTCCATGGCGACGACCTCGACCCGATCCCGGAAGTCTTGAGTTTGGGCTTGCAGCCAGCTCGCGAAGACCTCTTTGGAGCGGCCTTCGACCATGTCCAATAGCCGCGAGGACCCAGTGCCATCGGCCACTGGTGTGGCGTCGATGATGACCGTGACGTACTTGTCCCGGCCTCGCACATGCCTCCAGACGTGTTCATCGACCCCGATGACGCGGACACCGTCGAAGCGGGTGGGGTCGTCGATGAGGCGGCGCTGGCCTTCGGCCAGGATCGCAGCGTTGGTCGCGTTCCACGACAAGCGCAGATCCCGGCAGATGGAGAGGACAGAGCGGTGGTCCACGACCAGCGCGTGCAGGCCCCAGCTCAAGGCAGTGCGCGTGAGCTTGGCCCGCGGCTCGGCCGCTTGGGAGGTGTCCTGCCGCCACACCCTCGCGCAGGCATCGCACCGGTATCTGCGGATTCGCACGTGCAGCACCGTTGGCCGAGCTCCGAAGGGTTCATGAGATAGCTGGCGCTTCACCGTCCCGATAGGGCGGGCTCGGGATCCGCAGGTCTGGCAGTAGTCATCAGCGGCCACGACGTCGCAGGCGATGACCGCTTCCCGCTTGGTGATGCACTGGCCAGTGGCGACCAGCCCGAGCTGGTCCAGCCCGGCGAAGACTGTCAGATCAGGGGTCGTGAAGATAGATTGGGACACGGTCGAGGTCTTTCAAGAGGGCAGTGTGGTAACTCCCATCTTCGAAAGACCTCGACCCCTATCCACGCACCGCCACGCCGCCCATGTCAGAACCCCAGACCTACACCCTCAACTGTGAAGAGCCACATAACCACACACTGTGACCTTCACAATGTGTGATCTACTACCTTCACCATCACTCACCCTAGGAGAGACGACATGACTGAACCCGGATACGCCCCTGCGCCAAAAAAGCCCAAGAAGGCATGGTGGAAACGCACGTGGGTGCTGATCACCGCAGGCGTGATCATCCTTCTGATCATCATCGGATCGGTGGCAGGCGGGGGAGAAGACGAGCCGAAGGCTGAGAAGAAGACCACGTCTTCGGCACCGGCCACCACCAAGGCTCCGGCGAAAAAGACTGAGGAAACGAAGTCCTCGAAGCCGTCGTCCAGTTCGCCCGCATCAACCAAGGCGACGAAGAAGCCTGAACCGAAGACCACGAAGCCAGCACCGGCCCCAAAGACCACCAAGGCGGCGCCGAAGAGCACGAAGGCTGCGGCGCCCAAAACTACCGCCAGCCAGGAAAACGCGCTGAAAGCGGCGGAGAACTACCTGTCCACGATGCCGTTCTCCAAGAAGGGCCTTGCTGAGCAACTTTCGTCGGACCTCGATGGTTTCCCGGCCGCTGATGCTCAGTGGGCAGTAGAGCATGTGAAAGCGGATTGGAACAAGCAGGCGGATAAGGCAGCGGAGCAGTATCAGGACACGATGCCCCAGTCTGGTGCAGCCCTGAAGGAGCAGCTGATGTTCGACGGGTTCACGGCTTCCGAAGCAGCGCACGGCGTGCAGTCCGTCGGCCTCTGA